ATGCTTTACCGCTACGGGGGGCGTGTTTCTGCAAAAAGTAGCTACTCCCATCTCGCCGCTACACCCCTCGCCGACTTTTGGCCCGAATCGCCCTCACTTGTCCGCAAGTACCGTCGATTCGCTCCAGGCCGTCAGAAACCGTGCGCGTCATCTAGCCGCACAATATTGGAAGGAAGCATCGTGGCTGCCCTGGGCCGGCAGAGTCGTTGCGGCAGGGCGCGCCGGCGGCGTATTGCTGCGTCAAAAATTTTCTCGATCGCTCCTTGACTTTCCTCGGCAGCCTGCCTAGGATTGCGAACCAGTGAGCGGACGTGTGGAGTCGGGCGGGACGCAACGCTCGGCTGCCGCAACACTGCACCGCCGCAACGCTCGCTGCAACGACTCCGCCGGCGCGTATCAGGACGGCCCGCCCGACGGCGCATCGCGAGTGCCCTCCCTCCAGGGTTGCAACAAATCAGCAGTACCAGGCAGAGGGCACGCAAAGGCCGCGAATGGTGAGCCAGGGTGCGCCCGCGTTCTGGCTGTTTGGAAATAGATGTGGCCTACACCTTGAACGAGTGGATTGCCGGCAAGACGGCGTATTTGAAGGACAACGGTCTTCAGGCGGTCTACCAGCAGCACTTCTACGACTTGCAGGCTGAGATCCCGGACAAGATGGCTCGGTCCGAGCGTGTCGAGGAGATCATGGGCCTGACCTATGAGGTGCTTCAGCCGTACATCGACGAGCACATCCGTGGGAAGAAGCGCCGGCAGGCCAAGCGGACCAGCAAGACGCCGGTCCAGTTCGATCCTGAGAAGCACACGTCGGCGGACGACGTGCGTGATATTCGGTGGGCCATGGCCCATCTGTCGGACGAGGCGGTGATGTCGTCGGACGCACCGAGCCCGATCGCCTGGAATCTGTTGATTGCGTCCCGGCAGAGCCAGGCCGGCCTGCTGAAGCTCATGGAGATCTTCCGTCAGGTGGTGGTGCCCAAGCAGGCGGACGCGGCCTTGGCGAATGCGGTGTCGACGGACGATGCCCGGCTGTCGGATCTGTTGTCTCGGCTGACTGGCGACTCGGATGATTGACCCGGGGCTTTGCCCACCGAAAGGGTTCGAGGAGAACCTGGAGTGGCGCAAGCGGGCCATTGCGGCCGGCCGGGATCCCGAGGCGGCGTCGTTGCTGCGTCGGGCCTGTTCCGAGGACCCGGTGTTCTGGTTCGACGGGTTCGCGATGACGTGGGACCCGCGGCGTGACCCCAGCCTGCTGCCGTTCGTGCTGTACCCGTTCCAGGAGGAAGCCGTCCGGCGGATCGACGACTGCATCGGCAAGTCAGATCTGGTCATCTCCAAGAGCCGCGACATGGGTGCGTCGTGGTGCCTGCTGGGGACGTTCCTGTGGCGGTGGCTCTTCCGGAACGGGCAGTCGTTTCTCTTGGTGAGCCGGAACGAGGACTACGTCGACAAGATCGGCAACCCGAAGAGCTTGTTCTGGAAGCTGGACTACATCCTGAAGCACCTGCCGACGTGGATGAAGCCCCGGATGGAGCGGGCCAAGCTGCGGCTCACCAATCTGGACAACGGGTCGACGATCGATGGCGAGTCGACGACCGGCGACGTGGCCCGCGGCGACCGCCGAACCGCCATTGCCTTGGACGAGTTCGCGGCCTTCGAGACCGAGGCCGGCTACCGGGCGTTGGCCTCGACACGCGACGCGACGCGGTCCCGGATCTTCAACTCGACGCCCGCCGGCACCGGCAATGCGTTTGCCGACATCGCCCAGAACGGAGCGATCCCGCATCTTCGGATGCACTGGTCCATCCACCCCATCAAGGCCGAGGGCCTGTACACGCGGGACGGCCGGCAGCGGAGCCCGTGGTACGACCGTGAATGCGAGCGATGCGTCTCGCCGGTCGAGGTTGCCCAGGAACTGGACATCGACTTCGCCGCCAGCCAGTCGGTCTTCTTCGACTCGGCCAAGCTGGGTCAGTGCATCGTGAAGACCCGCCTGCCGGATCATCGGGGCGAGGTGTCCGACTGCCAGTTCATCGAGATCGCCGGCGGTGCGATGGCGATCTGGTTTCACCCCAATGCGGACGGATTCCCGCCGCCCAGCGACTACGCCGTCGGTGCCGACATCGCCACCGGGACCGGGGCGTCGAATTCGTGCATGTCCGTGGTCGACCGCCGAACCGGGCAGAAGGTGGCCGAATGGGTCAGCCCGACGCACCGCCCGGACCAGATGGCCCTGGTCGCGCATGAGATCTGCCTGTGGTTCAGGGGCGACGACCGATCGCCGGCCTACATGATCCATGAGGCCGCCGGCCCGGGACGCATCTTCGGCGACGTGCTTCTGGAGCGTGGGTTCCGGAACTTCTACATGCGGCCCGTCGAGGGCACGCTCAGCAAGCAGATCACCCAGCGGATCGGATGGATCCCGTCCAGAGAAACGAAGGTTGCCTTGTTCGGCAGTTACCGCAAGGCTCTTTTCCTAGGCGAGTTCGTGAACCCGTCCCGCGACGCAATCGAGGAAGCCCGGGAGTTCGTTTATACTTCGGCAGGAATTGAGCACGTTAGAAGCTTGAATGCCCAGGATCCATCAGGAGCCAGACTGAACCACGGCGACCGAGTCACCGCGGACGCACTGGCTTGCTTGGGGATCGCTTCCCGCCCGACCTTTCGGGTCGAGACCTCGTCAGGACCCGAGGCCGGCTCGATGGCATGGCGACGAGATCAAGCAGCACGCAAGGCCCTGCATGGGGGACTTCGGTGGTAGACCTGCAACGACTCTCGACGGCCATCGAATGGAGCCGCCTTCGGATGCTGCCGTTCCGCGAACGGCGCATGGCGTCGATCAAGCACTACCTGGGTGCCCATTACGGAAGCGGCGGCGAACGCATGCCGCTGAACATGATGGAGCTCGCCATCGGGATCTTCAAGCGGCAGCTCGCCGCACGGAACCCGGGCGTCATCATCCGAAGCCGCAGCTCCGCCTTGCGGCCCGTCGCGAAGAAGCTGGAGCTGACGGTCAACAAGGTGCTGAACGAGATCGATCTGGCGTCGACGCTTCAGCAGGTCGTCTTCGACAGCATCTTCTCGCTGGGCTGCGTCAAGATCGGAATCACCGAGATCGACGAGGGCATGGGGCCTCTGCACGACATCGACCTGCCGTTCGTGGATCCGGTGCTGCTGGACGACCTGGTCTTGGACATGCGGTCCAACCGATTCGAGTCGATGCAGTTCTGCGGCAATCGGTACATCCTGCCGTTCGAGATCGCCAAGCAGTCGAAGCTTTTCAACCTGAAGGGCATCGGCCCGAAGCGGCCCACCGGCTACAACGAGCAGGGCGACCCGAAGACCCAGACGCTGTCGACCCAAGGGTTGATGGAAGAGGACGCCGAGCTGCTCCCGACCATCGAGATGTGGGACATCTGGGTCCCGTCCGAGCAGACCGTCTACACGTTCCGGTCCGACGACGACGGCAAGATCAACACGACCAAGCCGCTCCGCGAGGTTCCGTGGGAAGGCCCCGAGGATGGGCCGTACCTGTTCCTGTCGCTGGGCGAGCTCAGCGGAAACCTGATGCCGGTCCCGCCGGTCTCCAGCCTGATCGACATGAACGACGCCATCAACGTCGTGATGCGGAAGCTGGTGCGGCAGTCCGATCGGCAGAAGACCCTGACGCTGGTTGCGGCCGGCGCCGACGAGGACGGGAACCGGATCCTGGAGGCCGCGGACGGCGACGTGATTCGGGTCGATCGCCCGGAAGCGACGACGCAGGCCTCGTTCGGCGGCGTCGATCAGGCGTCCTTGGCGTTCCTGATCCAGATGCGGGACATGTTCAGCTATGTCGCCGGCAACCTGGACGCGATGGGCGGGCTGTCCAATTCCGCGGAGACGCTCGGCCAGGAACAACTGATCCAGCAGAGCGCCTCGCAGAAGATCCGCGACTACCAGACCCGGATGCTGGGCTTCTCCAAGAAGGTGGTCAAGCAGATCGCGACGTATGTGTTCCACGATCCAAAGTCGGCCTACGAGATCATGTTCCCGCTGGCCGAGGCCGGCATCGAGATCCCGCTGAAGTTCACGCCCGAGGAACGGGACGAAGCGGACTTCTTGGAAATGGAGTTCGACATCGCGCCGGCATCCATGCAGGACGCGAGCAACTCGCAGCGGCTCGACACCATCACCAAGACCGTGACGCAGTACCTGGCGCCGCTGATGCCGGCGATGCAGAGTCAGGGCCTGACCATCGACGTTCCGGGCCTGCTCACGCACATCGCGGACCTGACCAACACGACCGAGCTGAAGGACCTCGTCGTGCCGGCGGCTCAGCCGCTGATGGACCCCGCGTCCGGTGGCCCGGAAGGGCAGGATGGCTCTGCCAAGCCGCCGGTCACGACAAGGCGCTACGAGCGTATCAACAGGCCGACGGGCGGAACCCGGGCGTCGCGTGACAACGCGATGAGCCAGATCCTGGCCGGCGGCAACGTGAACCGCCAGAGCCGCGAGGCACTTGGAAGGATTTGATGCCTGCGTATTCGTACAGGGACAAGGACGGGAATCTCGTCGAGGTTGTGATGACGTACGCCGAGAAGTGCCGTCGAGAGAAGAACGGGCGCTTGGTTCACGACGGCATGGAGCTGGCTCGCGATGTCGCGGCCGACCACGCGATGTCGCCTTCGACCAGTGCCGGCTGGCCCATGTACTCGGATGCGGCGGCCGTTCATCCCGACATCGTGCCCCAAGTCAAGAGCGATCTTTACAGCAAAGGCGTCAGCGTCGACTTCGACCGAAACGGTCGGCCGAAGTTCGACAACGCCGCCCATCGGCGAGCCGCGCTCCGCGCGATGGGGATGCACGACAGGCGCGGTTATGATTGAGAGCAGGAATGGAAGACCAGGAATCTGCCGTTATTGAGCAGCAGGTCGCCGACGACCCGCACGACATCAAGGATCCCTACCGGGAAGCCGAGAAGGAGGCGGTGCGCGAGGTCGTCGAGGAGATCGAGGCCGAGGAGGCCGAAGAGGCGGAGGGAACCGAGGAAGGGGGCGGCGACGAAGAGGAGGCCGCTGAAGAGACAACCGATTCGCCCAAGGCGAAGCCAGCTCCCGCGGAACTGGCCCCAGCCGCCGGCGAACTCAATCCCGCGGAGTACCTCGACGAGGACCTCGCGAAGATTGTTCAGACGCAACAGCGGCAGATCTCGATGCTGCTGGACCGCCTGAACGCCGCCGGGATTTCCGACCCGTCCGTGGCCGCAATGGACACGGTCGCCGAGGACTTTCCCGATGTGTTCGGTGCGAAGGGCGAAAGCCGTTCGGCCGAGCAGACTGCCGCCAGGGAGAAGCTCTCTGACGCGATCGACATGCTGCGGTCGAGCTACTCGAACCGTGGCAAGGAGGTTCCGCCCTACGAGAAGCTTGTGCGAATGGCGATGAATGTGGAGTTCCCCGATCTTTCCCAATCACTTGAACGTCGCCAAGTCAAGACCAAGGCCCGCGACTCCCAAAGGCTTCCCCGGCCCACGGCCCGAACGGCGGATCTCTCGCCCGAGGAACGTGCGGTCAAGAAGCTGCGGGAGAAGCTCCTGAAGCTTGAAATTGGCGATTGAAAGGAATCAGCATGGCAACCCTCCAGGCTGACCAGATCCTCGACCTCATCAAGACGACCCAGCGCGAGCTGGGCGAGATGAAGTTCACCGAGCTGGTCAGTGATCTTCAGGACCACGTCGCGATGTCGGAGCTTCTCCGAAAGAATCGCGTCACCTTCGACAGCGGCACCGGCATCCAGTTCAACCTCATGGTTGGGCACAGCGGCGCCGCCAAGGAAGTCGGCCTCTTCGAGGTTGACAGCCTCGACATCCAGGACCAGATGATCACGGGCAACATCCCGTGGCGTCACGTCAACGTCAACTACGCGATCGAGCGTCGCGAAATCGCGATGAACCGCGAGCCTCGCCGGCTCGTCGAGTTGATCAAGATCCGTCGCTCCGACGCGATGGCGAGCCTGGCCGAGCTCATGGAGTCCCGCTTCTGGGGCAAGCCGACCACGTCGGCGGATCCGAAGCAGGTCTACGGCATCGGCTACTGGATCGTCTACAACCCGTCGGCCAACGCGCCGGGCTTCGAGGGCGGCAATCCCGCCGGCTTCTCTCAGGGTGCGGCTAACATCGACTCTGACGCGTACCCGCGGTGGAAGAACTGGAGCGCGAAGCACACCGCCGACAACATCGAGTCGCTCATCGACAACTGGCGAGAAGCGGCGGTCAAGACGATGTTCAAGCCCGTCCCCGGTGTGCAGGACACCCCGTACGGCACCGGCAACAACTACGGTTACTACACGAACTACGACGTGTACGGCCGTCTTGAGAAGCAGCTCACCCAGCAGAACGACAACCTGGGCAACGACCTCGCGCCGAAGGATGGCAAGGTCATCTTCCGTGGCGTGCCGGTCACCTATGTGCCCTACATGGACCGCAGCCAGGCCGAGCCCGTGTTCGGCATCAACTGGGGCAAGTTCCGGCCCGTGTTCCTGTCGGGCGAGTTCATGCGTGAGTCCGGCCCCGATGTCGCTGCCAACCAGCACACCGTGTTCGTGACGCACGTCGACACCACCCTCAACTTCATGTGCTACGACCGCCGGCGACAGTTCGTCCTGGCGACCGGCAACGACGCAACCCTTGGTCTCTGACCAGAGAGGACCTGACCTATGGCACAGGGACTTGTGACTTACAAGGGCGGAGCGGTCAAGGCGAGCGAATGGATGAACGCCGCCGCCAACCCCGCTTCTGCCATCCACTTCTTCGACGACGTGTTCGGGACCGGAGCGTTCACCAACGCCACCGCCGAAAACGGCGCGGGCTTCGTTGGTGGTCACGCGACCACTCCGAACGCGGCCAACGGCAACACGACCACCAGCACCGCGATCCTTGCGAAGGATCCGACCAGCCTGGCGTTTGCCTGCAAGGGCCGGCACGCGGCCAATGCGGCTGATGGCGTGGTCGGCCTTGCCGCCGTCGCTGCTGGCGGCGCGGTCGCCCCGGCCTCCGCGGTCGGTGCGTACTTCACCACCTCGGGCGGCAACCTGACCTTCCAGGTCCGCGACGCCGCTGGCGTCGAGACCCTGGCGCTCGGCGCCGCTCCGACCGTCGATGCCGAGCACGGCTTTGTCTACCAGAACGGCAAGTTCATGGTCTACGTCGACGGCGCCCTCAAGGGCGAGGTGGATCGGGCGTTCCCGACCGGCGACATGCGGTTCGTCGCTGGAAAGACGATCACCACCGTTCAGAGCACGCAGACGAGCTTCAAGTCGTTCGACTACGTCATGTGCTCGGTGGAGCGCTGACCATGAAGAACGGCAAGTGCGGCGGCAAGCGCAAGGGCGGCAAGAAGGGCTACTGAGCCCAACCTAGACAGCCCCTTTCTCCTCTCGGCCCCGGTCGCTTCGGCGATCGGGGCTTTCTATTTGGTCTTCTTGATCTGGTAGATCGCCACGCTGTGGCCGTCGACCAGCACGACCTGCCCAAGTTCGCACAGGCCGCGGACCAGCGCGTAGTACGGATGCACGCTGGTGACTACCCCGCCCGGGGCGGCGTCGTGATCCGGGCTCAGCACCTCCGTCTTGCGGGTGTCCGAGATCCGCTTCATGTATTCGCGGACCGCCTGCTCCGTCCGGGCGTGCGGCTTCTTGGCCCCTCGCTCCATCTGGGCCAGGGTTTCGCGGGCCACGCCGGCATCCCGGGCCATCTGGGCCTGGCTGATGCCGTGTCGCTGCCGCCAGTCGGTAATGATCTGTGCAAAATTCTCGGATTTCCTAGCCATGGAGCCTCCAGTGTGCCCAAAATTGGGTATGTTGCCGGTCATGTCAGACTATTACGCGGATCCCCGCATTTCCCACTCAAAGCTCAAGGAAATCCGCAAATCACCGGCGTATTTCCTGCACAAGCTCCGGGAGCCGACCAAGGAAACCGACGCCATGAAGCTCGGCACCCTGTGCCACATGGCCGTCTTGGAGCCGGACAAGCTCGAACAGAACTACATCGCGCTTGAGGAGAAGATCGACCGCCGGACCAAGGAGGGCAAGGCTGCTTGGGCCGCACTCCAAGAGGCGTCCGAGGGCAAGGTGGTCGTTCAGCCGTGGATGTGGGAGGTCGCAAAGCGTGTTTCCGAGAGCGTCATGGGGCACCCCATGGCCGCGATGCTGGTCAACGAGTGCCTGTCGGAGGGGTCCTGCGAGGCCGAGTTCCGGTTCAGTTGGGACGGGGTCGACTGCAAGTCGAAGTTGGACGGCATCACGGCCGGCGGGACGGTCATCGACCTGAAGACGACCCAGGACGCAGATCCGGCGTTCTTCGCCGGCGAGATCTACAAGCGCTACTACCACACTCAGGCAGCCTTCTACCGGCGTGCCCTGAAATCCGCAAATCGTCGCTGGTCTGGGCACACGTTCATCGTGGTCGAGGTCGAGGCTCCGTACCAGACCAGCATCATCAGAGTCACCGAGGAAGGAGTCGACATTGGCGAAAACACCGTCAGGCAGTGGCTTGGCATCTACCGCACCTGCAACGAGCGAGGCGAATGGCCTGGCTACGGCGAGTGCGACGCCCCGCCACCAAAGTGGCTTGTGGGCACGTCTGGCTGAATGCAGGCGAAGAGTCGTTGCGATCGAAAAGGACAGCCGGAACGCTCACGGCGGCTACGACTATGTCAGCGCCGAGGCCATGATCTCGAAGACCCGGGCAGTCATGCTCGATCTGGGCTTGGTCTTCTATCGGGACGACGCAAGCCTGGCCGATGTGGCGGGGGTGCTGACGCTCCGGCAGAGGTTCTGCCTGATCAACTCCGACACCGGCGAGTCGCACACCTTCAACATGGACCTGCCGGCTCCGCCCCGCAGAGGAATGCCCGAGGACAAGGCGGTCATGGCGGCGTTGACCAGCGGCCTGAACTACGCGATCCGCGACCTGCTGATGGTCAGCCGCGGCCGCGAGGACCAGATCGAGGCCATCAACGACGTGGGCTTTGACCCCGAAAAGCGGACGGCACCAAGCCAAGAGCGCGGCCCCAAGCAGGGGTTTGTCCAGGGCTCCAGGTTCAACCACTACCACGCCGAGCAGGTCGAGGACCAGAAGTCGCCGCTGACCGACTTCGAGCTGCGGATCCTGAAGGAGTTCATCCCCGCAATCCATGAGCGTGGCGAGGGGTGCATTTCCCTCTGGATGAACAGTGCGAGCAAGTGGTGGGCTCAGAGGAACAACGGGGAAGAGAGGTCATTCAACAGCGTGGACGAGCTGCCTCCGGAGTTCGCCCGTGCCGTCATCAGGCATTTCCAGCCGGAGATCTCGAAGTGGAAGGAGCAGATCAGCAGTGAGTGACTACAACATGAGTGGGCGGCTCTTCAAGAACGACCGCAAGAAGCCCGGCAGCAACCAGCCCGATTTCCGTGGCGATGTCGTCATCGACGGCATCGAGTTCGTGATCAGTGGGTGGACCAAGGAGTCCAAGATCCCCGGCGGGTCGCCCTACATCTCGACCAAGTACGAGCGAAAGGAAGATGTGAATGCACGAAGGCAGCAGCACGGCGGAGGCGCCCCCCAGCAACAGCAGCAGCGTCGCCGGCCAGACGACATTCCGTTCTGAGGAATCCGAATGGATCTGCGCTGCCGAGACACTGAGGCGATTTCGGATCAGCAGAGACAAGCTGCTCCGCGCGATCGACGCAGGCGCCATCTCGGCCATCACCCGGCGGTGCCCCAGATACCAGATGGTTCTGGTTCACGCGGAGAGCGCAGAGCAGTTGTTCGGCTCGGACGGTCCGGCCAGAAGCGGCAAACGCTGGCGAGCCAGCATGCCGACCGCACGGATCCTGTCGTCCGAGATCGAGGCGACGTAGCGAGCCCCCATCCCCGGCGTGGCGTGGCCCATCGTCAGGTCGATTGCCGGCCGATCCAGGTGATCGTCGACGATGGTTCTGTAGGTGCGTCTGAGGCTGTAAAAGGACCGGCCCGGCATGTAGACCCCGACCCTGCGTGCCAAGGACCGGAACTCCCGGTTGACGCCGTCATGGCGGTCGCTGCACACCGGAACCCCCGTTTTGAGCCGAAGCGGGGGCGGCGTGTCCGCCAAGGCGTCCCTGGTCTCAGGCCACAACCACCCACGCCGGGGACTTTTCGTCTTCGGCCGGAGCATGTCCATGAACTCGCCTTGGATGTGCTCCGGCCTGAGCTTGGCGCAGTCGTTGTTGCCGAAGCCCAGGTTGATCCCCAGCAGGATGCAGAGCCGAATCCACCCGTCCGAGGCTTGGATCAGGGCCTCGACCTCGCTGATGGAGAATGTTCCGCGGTGGGGCGGGCTGGTTCGGACTCGCATGAAGTCGGCACCCATGCGGGGCATGTCCGCGAGGCCCTCCTGATGGGCCCAGCGGAAAGCGCCGCGGATGTGCACGGCTCTGGTCCGTACGGTCCCGTGGGACAGCCGCTTCGATACGTCGGCCTTCCATTTGCGGAAGTGCTCCGGATCGAGGGTTTCGACGGGTGTGTTGCCAAAAAGCCTAGTGAAGTCGGAGACAGATGTCCGATACGACCTCACCGTTAACGGAAGGATCCCGGCCTCGGTCCTGCTCTTGAGCCACCGGATCATCAAGTCTTGGACGCGCATGCTGGGATCGTGCCTCGCATGCTCCGTTAGTCAAGTTGAGGATATGCTTGTCCCGGATCCGAAGTTCTCGAAGAACTCCTTCTGACCACAACTGGTTGCGGGGCCAGGCCCGCAACAGCACGACCTGTTGTGTGACGGGGATTTAGCCGGAAAGGCAAACAATGGTCGGATTTCCAACGTGGCGGGCGGACGCTGAAGGGGTCGTCCTGTGGACCGATGACGGCTCCGGCCTGATGAAGTTGGGGCCGGACCTGTTCGCGACGGTCGGGTTCCTGCCGGACCTGGAGTCGCTGCCGCATCTGTCCGGCCCGGATGTCCCAGTGGTCCGGTGCTTCGTGGCCGCCGGCAAGGTCTGGCTGTCGCTTCAGGACGTTCTGCTCGGTCAGGACCTGTCGGAGCTGGTCGAGCTGTTCGAGGAGAAGGCCGAGGACCTGTCGAGCCGCTGAGTCGAGAGCAAGAAAGGGGACCGATTCATGGCTGTCAGCGATCCAGTCGAGTACGCGGTTGCCCTGTGGCCCAGGGCCGACTGGGGCATCGCCATCAAGAACCTTTGGAGAAGGGCCTTGTCTCGTCACCCGCAGGACGTGGTGGTGACGTGCATCGAGAACGTCCGCGAGCAGCGGTCCAGCGAGCGCGTCGAGCTGGCCTGGGTGCTTCGCGAGATCGCGGCTTGGAAGCGGAACTGGGAAGGCCATGACCTGGAGAAGGAGCCGGCCCAGAGGCATCGCGAGCCGATCGACGAAACGGAGGCCGAGTGGGAAAACGACGAGATCCTTCGGACGCTGGAGCAGCAGGACGAAGCGACTCTGAGCCGGCTGATGGCGGAGGTGTCGACGGTGGCTCCGTTGAGGCAGAGTTCCGGTCCATGCAGGACATGGAGCCGGCTCGCCCGTGGGCTGGTGTGGGCCCATGGAGGAGAGCAAGGTTTGTGGCCTGTGCCGCCCCTAGACCTCAACCGCGACCAAGGGCCTTCATTCGCAACGGCCGGATCTGCGTCTACGGCCCCCACAACGCCGCACAGTTCCGGCGCGAGGTGGGTGCAGCAGCCGTCAAAGCCGTCGCCGGCACCGGGTTCTCAGGACAAATCCAGGGCCCTGTCCGACTGGCTGTTGAGTTCCACCTGAAGCGGCCGAAGCGCCTTGGGAAGCAGGACCCGCAAGAAGTTCTGCACGTGGCGAAGCCCGACATCGACAACCTTTTGAAGGCCGTCATGGATGGCCTGACCGAGTCCGGCGTCATCGTCGACGATTCGCAGATTTACGAGCAGCACGCGGTCAAGGTGTATCATGGTCTGGGCAGCATGCCTAAAGCCGTGATCGAGCTAGCCTGGGCCGAGATTGCCGAATGATTGAAAGATCGTGTACGCGCGGGGACACCCTGCGTTTCACCGTGGGCAACGGCGGTTCGACCACCGGGTGGTCGCCGCGTCTAGAGCTGCGCAAGCACCCGGCCGACGCGACGCCCTTGGGTTCGCTGGAGGCCGGTGACGGCATCACCGCGAACGGGTCCGACTGGGATATCGAGCTGTCGGAGAGCGTGACTCGCTCGCTGGCGGAGCCGGGCCGTCCGTCGCTGGTGTACTACCAGCTCCGTGCGGCCCAGGCGGCGCCGGGCGACGTGAGGACTCTGGAGTCCGGGGTGATCCGG